ATTTTAACAACCTCAGGTACCATCCTGGCTTCAATTTTTGTGGCTTGGAGTGCCACGTAACACAACTATTTAAAAGTTTAAATTGGATATTTGCGTTACTGTTATGTCAGTGAACCCACTAAAAGGTAAGACACTTCCTGTCTGAAATAAGATGGAAGCATTCTCAGCGATGAGTGTGACAGTGTATATTGCTGAGGCATAAGTCTGGGCAGTAGCACCGTCAATTGGCACATTGACTTGACCAACTACTACTTCATTTTGGTAAAGTTGGAAGGCAACACACCCAGTTAATGCAATGATCGGGTAATTAAGTGTTGCAGCAGTTCCGTTCCATACAACGGAAATTAAATATTTACCTGCAGAGTCAGTAGCAGGAAAATAGAGACGCTCACCTCCAGTAACACCAGCTATGGCAATTCCTAAGTTATTGCCAGTGGATGGATTGAAAGTGGTTCCCAATGGATTTGCAGCTGATGCGCCAGATGTAACAAAATGATCAGAAAGAACACCTGCATTATCCAAGAATTTGGGGTGATATAATTCAATTTCATAAGTGCACCACAATTCACCAATAACTGAACCGGTGGAGTTTTGCATTCCTCCAACCGCAACGTTCAGCAACCCCATGTCATATGTTTTGACATCTTGATTGTTGGGGACAGCACCGACCCGCACATATAAGTGGGTGTCGACATTTAGCGACCGTTTACATTCTATAGGATGTATAAATGAACACGATGGTTTATTAGAATTAGAAAATTCATAATTCTCCAACGCCCGTTTTGTGGCAAAAGGTGGGCCACCAGCATTGTATTGCGTGGCCATCGCCACAAATCCCAATGCTGTTGATGCGGTGCTGGAAAGCACTGCATCAGAAGAGAGTGATTTAAATTCATAAACTAAACCACGAAATTCATACTCTTCAAAAGCATTAGCTACCTGGGACAGCCAAGGAAAAGAACCGGCCTGTCCAGGATTTATAGGATATAGAGTAGAGGAATACGCAGCCTCATTTCCATAGAGATCACCGAGATATTCACGGTGTCTAATAATCATTCCACCATTATTGACAGAATTGATTATTTGAGGTGGAGTTAAACCACCAGTCATTACTGAGTTGGAATCCAAAGAATAATCACCAAAACCAGTAATGTGGGATAGCAGTTCACCTGCCTTACCCCCCAACATTGTGCCTATAGGGCCAAATGTTGATCCCAATCCGGATCCAATAGCTGAGAAAGTGCCCTTAGGTATGATTGACTGACCAATGGAAGGTTTCTTTGCTCTAGGTTTTTGAGTCCGTTTTCGTTGGACAGGTACTATTTGTACTGTTTGCTTCCTCTTTTTCTGAGGAGCTCGACGCGCTCTAGGTGCAGACATTTTATGTTGCACTCCAAAATGGGTAATCTACGGTTATAATTATAGTCATTTATATAGACTGAAGCGTAATGTTCTTGAGAATGGGTGACATATTGTTGGAAACAAGGGCAAGACCATCCGATTGACAGATCGACGGCTATTATTGTTTCTTCAATTTTCAACTGATCCTCTATGATGATCCCATAATAGTTGTATACTAATTCACGAGTGCGAGGTCCAATTAGTGGCTCTTTAAAAGTTTTGGAGGCTACATTATCTCTAAATTGGGAACCTTGATAATTATTCAAGTGTGTAGCTCTCCAACGGCTGGCATGCAAATCCTGATATATCCGCCAAGCTAAAACTGACACAATAGGGCAATTTGGCGTCTGAGCAAGAATGCTCATGGCTTTCGCTTTCATCATTTCCTTAAGTATGCGATCTTTAGCACCCAAGTAGCGAATTTTTAACCAACCGAGTGTTTGTATTGTCTTGATCGGACTACATACTAAATCTAATTCCTGCGTGTCAAATATAAGTCCACAAAAACTAGCTGTCGAGATGTGTTTTTCCACTTTTAACTTAATGGTCCACCCTAACTTGTGGAACCATTGTTCAGTGGGAGCAGGGCCGAAAAATGTAAATAACCCATCATCTCCTTCCACAACACATTTCAAATTTTTTAGGTTGTGGGACTTAGCCGCATATAGCATAAGCATTAAATTAGAAAATCCATTGCCAAGAGATGTATTCATTTCTCCTGACATGCGTGTACCCAAAATCTTGACATTTAAATTTTTGAATCTGCATATGTTATATTTCAATAATTGATCCAAATGAGCCATAAAGTTATTGTGATTAGGCAATAGTTTCGTCATGTAATCATAGAGCTGAAACTCACAGTCTAACATAACTTCTGGCGTAAAATGGGCCTCAAATTGCGAGTAATCAGTAGTGATCGTAGTGCAATTCTGCTGATAAACATTATCAATAATATATTGTGCACGTTCAGATACTGGTATCTTCTTAATAAAAAAAGGCAATTGGAACAATTCGGCTTCTATAAGTTTAAAGATAG